ACTATAAAAACTTTGCTGATTACATGCTGATCGTTCGTGAATTTATTAATTGGGCAGATACTAATAATATTATGACAGGCATGGGTCGTGGATCAGCCGCTGGTAGTCTTGTTTTATGGTGTATTGGTATAACAAAAAATGTTGATCCTATCAAGTATGATTTATTATTCGGTCGTTTTTTAACCATTGACAGAACAGGGCTACCTGATATAGATTCAGATGTGTCGTACTTTGGTCGTGATAAAGTTATTGAACATATTAAAGATTTATACGGCTTTGAGAATGTAGCACATATTGGTACTTATACACAACAAGGTGTTAAATCTGGGTTGAAAGATGTTGGACGTGCATTAAAAATTCCGTTTGAAAAAATGAATTTATTAAGTAAACAAATTGATGATTTTGAAGATGTCGTACCACCACAACCTAAGTTTAAAGATTACGATGCTTTAAAAGATGGCAACGAAAGTGAAAAATCTTTATATAAAAAATGGCAAAAATTAGAATCTGAAAATAAAGAATTATTCAGATTAGCTCGTAATTTTGAAGGCCTTAAACGTAATTTTGGTGTTCATGCTTCTGGTGTGCTAGCTATGCCTTGTCGTGTCGACGATTATTTTCCGACACGTACCGATGAAAATGGTGTTATGATTACATTGTTTACCGGTATCGAATGTGAAGAATTAGGTACGGCGAAACTCGATATTCTCGGATTAAAAACATTATCGATTATCGAAAAAACACTCGACCATCTTCATAAAGATGTTGATTGGCTATATGATAATTTCGATATCGAAGATAAAAAATTGTATCAAATGTTAGCTTGTGCTAAATCAGATTGTATATTCCAATTAGAATCTGATATGTTTAAAGACATGATGATAAATATGCGACCAACTGCTTTTAATGATATTGCAGCAGCGACAGCACTCGGTTAAATATATCGGCCGAGTATAAACTGGGTTATATGCTGGAACTCCCTTAGAGCCTTAATTACCATAGTGTAACAATATTAAGGATTGGGTAATCAGCAGGCACGATAAGTTCCGCCTCAGAGACTATGGGAATATCCCACTTAATATAAAGTGATTTATATTAGGAACCCCAGTATGCTATAATAATTAGCTAAATATATAGTCCGAACTTATATGAAAATATAAGAGCTAAGAAGAAATTACTTAGCAGTAAAATTTAATCTATGTCTTGGACCAATATCCTATTATATGTAGTAATATATATTATGTAAGATCATTTTAATATGAAAGGATTGTACATATGAATTACTATTTAAGAAAAATATGCTTAGAACATAAGGATAAGTTTAAGCCATTATTAATTAAAAAAATAAACAAAAATCTTTATTATTATTTGCTTGAGAAATATAAATCAATAAAAAATGCAATAGCTTTTGAAACTGATTTAGCTTATCATACTCGCAATAAAAAGATATATTCGCTAGAAATTATTAAAGATAAAATACTTGAAAAATTTCCAAATCAAAAAATTTCAGATAAGCTCATAAAAGAATCAGACTTTGAAATATCTATTGATTTTATAAACAGAGAATTCAATATTACAATTCGAGAGTTATGTAAAAAATACAATATTCCTTACAATGAAAAAGTACATAAACTTGTTACAAAAGAAGAGCTAGATGAAGAAATTTTTAGCTTAGTTGAAAGGTTTGGCTATGTAAGCAAACCAATTATGGAAAAATATTCAACCTATGGTCCAAAAATTGTAAATAGAATTTATGGAAATTTTTCTAATATGTATACGAAATTAAATATTCAAAGACATCCGTCAGGAAGATCTCCATCTAATGAAGATCTAATAAAAGATTTCCTTGATCTATATCACAAACATAAAGAAGTTACATGTGATTTAATAGCAAAAGAATCAAAATATTCTTTTGCTTGTTATAATGATAGATTCGATGGTATAAATAATCTCAAAAAAAAGTTAAATATAAAAGAAAATAAAAAAGGAAGACCTACGAATTGTTCTATTGTTTTTAATAAAATTTCAAAATTTTTAAATGAAGATTATTGTTTAGAAAAAACATTTGATTGGTTGAAAAGTCCAGTTACTAACCATTATTTAATGATAGATGCTTTTTTTCCCAATTTAAATTTAGCTGTAGAATATGATGGGCCTCAGCATTTTAGAAATGAAAAAAGATATTACAAAAATAATAATGATTTTTTATATAGGATATTTTTAGATATAACAAAAAATATCCTATGTGAAGAACATGACATCAAATTAGTAAGGATTAAGTATACCGACAAATTAACAGATAATTTTTTAAAAGAAAATTTTACTTAACAAAATGCGGCCAGGCCCTCTTACTGCGGGTCTTGACAAACAATATATTTCTTGTAAAAATGGTAAATCAGATGTAGAATATCCTATTCATGGTATTGAAAATATTTTAGATAATACTTATGGCGTAATTGCATATCAAGAACAATTAATGCAGATATCTAAACAGGTATCTGGATTTGATGATAATCAAGCTGATTCAATTACTAGAAAAATTACGGCAAAAAAACGTATAGATTTAATGCCTTTTATGGAACGTTGTCATATTTATGGCAAGAAAAACTGTAAAGGCCCTGAAGGTTGGGAACAAGATGATAATGCTCCTTGGTATGATCCTAAAGGAAAATATGGTCCAGAAATTAAGGGCGCTGTTGCTAATGGCTATACACCAGATGAAATGAAATATTATTTCAAATATATTTCTGGATTTAGCTCGTATGCCTTTAATCGCTCTCATGCTGTAGCATATTCTTTTATCAGCATGTTGACAACATGGTTAAAATTATACTATCCGGTAGAATTCTATTCAGCATTCTTATCGATGCAAGCTACTGAAGATTTATTGCGGTATATTCCGATGATTAGAAAGGAAGGTATCGATGTTAAAGTTCCGGACATCAATATATCTAATCGGGATTTTACTCCTGATGGAAATAATATCTTATTTGGTCTTGGGTCCATCAAAGGTGTTGGCGAATCTTCTATCCCAGCTATTGTAGATAATAGACCATATACTTCATTAAAAGATGCATTAGACAAAATAGGTAAAAAAGCTTTTAATAAACGTGTTGGTGAAGCATTGATTATGTCGGGTGCTTTTAATAATTATAAGATAAATCGTAATGAACTATTAAATGAATTTCATGAAATACGTAAAGATAAAAAAATCGAGATATTAGATATCGACGATTTTAACGAAGACGTAATTATGGATTATGAAATGCAATCGTTAAGTTGCCCAGTAACATGTACGCCAGAATGGTTTGATTATGAAGATGGGCACGATGTATTTAAAGTTCCGATTAAGATTACTAAGATCGACGAACGCAAAGATCGTAAAGGCAATCTTATGGCATTTTGTGAAGGCGATGTCGGTGGTGGTGTTACGATCGAACTTATTATTTTTAGTTCGATATATACAGCCAACCTCGGAATTATTCGCGCAGGACATACTGCTTTATTCGATGGTGAAAAACAATCGAACGCTAAATTAAAAGTTAAAAAAGTAAGCTTGTCTTAATGACAAGCTCTTTTTTTTGTTTGTAATATAATTTTGTAAATTAGATATTTTTTTGTAAAATTAATGAAAAGGACATTTAATTATGGCTGATATAAAAGGTAAAGTTCTTGTCGAGAATGGTACTGGTGGTAAAGATTTATTTAACCCTAGCACCACAGCCGATCAAGTCGTATTTAGCGACGGCGAAACTCTCGAACAGAAGTTTAAAAAATGGATCCCAAAACATTCGATTCTTTCCGATCGTTCTGGTAATTCTGACCGAAGCGATTTAAGTGAAGATACTCGTAAGTTTATGGGACATCCTATCGAAGATTTTTTATTGCGTGACGAATTATTAACGACATTAACGAAAGCTGCCGATACAAATTGCTGGAAGCAAAGTGTTAATAGCGTTGCCGATTTGTTTACGACATATCCCGATGCAGTATTAGGTGATATTGCTGCAGTTAATAGTGGCGATACAGCCGGTTCTATTTACCGATTTAATGGTACTGACTGGGAGATTTTAGTTAGAAATGGAAAAAGTATTTTACCTAATGCTGTTGTTGATAAAATTAATCAAAGCATTGTTCTTCAAAAAGTAGAATTCGGTTCTAATAAATGGGTTAAAAATGCTACCGATGATTATCAACTCACGTTAGAATTACCGAATGCCGAAGTTGTTAAAGTCGTAATTTACGACGGACAAATTAAAAAAGCTTCGACAATTACTTCTGAAGTAACAGATTCTCAAGTATTATTACGAAGCGTATATCCTGAAAGAGGATATGTTTTATATTATAATACTCAAATGAGTAATGTTATTGAACATGGTGATACTGTATGATTCAAAAATTAATTCAGCAAATTGGCTTGCAGAAAATCAATGCTAAAATTAATGAATTCGATGCTGAAATTAATAGACTTAAAGAATTATCTGATAATAGACCGACTAAAGAAAATATCGGTAGCTATATAGAAAATGCTATGCGAGATATTCGCAATGCAATTCAAACGGCTAAAAATAATTTAGCTGCCGCTATCGAACTAATAAAGAATAAGATTAAATTATATTATACGAAAGATGAAAGCGATGCTTTATTCAATCGCATACAAGACTTAAGTAATTTTTTATTAAAAGATCAAGATATTACGTTACGTAAAAATCTTAATGTCGGTAAATCGATCGAACTAAACAATACGTCTGGTCCGGTTATTACGTTTCCCGACGGTTCTTTAGAAATTCGTCCCGGTGTTTTAAAAATAACGAATAACGGTAATAACGTATTTGAAATACGCGACAATATCGTATATAATAACGGGCAAGAAGTCATTACAGGTATTTCTAGAATTAGTCCAGGTAACTGGATTGAACTACCTAATAGTCGTAATTTAGGAGTCGGACAATCCGTATATTATGGCGACGCTATTAACGACGATGCTAACCAATTATTAATTCTTATGAAATATACTGATAGAATCGATAACGATCATATGTATATCGATCATATATTAATAGAATTATCATTAGGCATTCAACGATATAACCCATCGTACTGCAATATTAATTTAGCAAATAATTATATTAAGCTAGAATCTAATAGATGGAACGGTACGATTTATAGAGTATTTTATCGATAAGGAGATATATTCATGGAACGAATGAAAGAACAATCTACGTCGGTAAAAGCTACGCAAGAAATTAATAAGATTATCGATGAATATAATGTATTAGAACAAGAAAATAATACGAATAATATTACGGCTGGTGAGTTTATTAATAAATTTAATGATATTAATAGAGAATATAATACGGCTCGAAAAGAAATTAGTAAGTCGTTAGTCGATGAAAAAGCTAGTTGGCTAGAAAAAATAAAGAATTATTTTACGAGATCAGAAGACGATGCTCGTTATTTAAATAGTTCTAATAAAGATAATTTTATATCGAAAGCTACCGATTGGATTTTAAACCATACATTAACAATGGATAATGCTGTTATTAATGCTCATAAAAGTGATAATATTTTAATGACAATTAATGGCGTTAAAATTATTATGGATGGCGATTGGCTTAAAATGATTAATCCAGACGGATCAGAATTATTTGCTAAGAATATTAATGACGGAACAGAACGCGCATTAAATCGTGATCTATTTAAATTAATAGAACGTAAATATATTCCGGCAACTTGGAATATTATCGAAAATAGTCGTGTCGATAATGTAGGCGGTACGGTAACATTACCATCTGGTTGGAATGATTTAATTATCATTGTCGATAATACGACGTCTGATTTTACCTATTGGGATAAACAAAACGAACATAAATTAGCTCCGTCATATGTATATATGTGTAGTGCTGAAGTACCGATTAAATTTTTTACACCATATGCTACAGCTGGTTTAGAAGTTACGAAAACTTATGTTATGCTAACAGCAAAAACAGGTTGGGTAGGCGAAGATTATGACGGTAATAAAAGTCGTGATTTCGGAAAGATCTTGAAGGTATTGTGGCGATGATCGAACATTTAAAAAATAAAGTAACGACTTTTTTACAAGTTAAAAAAATAAACGAAATCATCGGTTCTTTAATTCAATTCGACGAGACTATTTCAGGTAATGCTATTCAAGATTTAATTAATCAGTATAATACTCGTCTTGAAAATATGAAACATTATCTTAATGATAAAGTTGCCGAAAGTATCGATGATCTTAAAAATTTAGTTAATTCGACACTAGCAAATTATTATACGAAAGATGAATGTAATAATCGATTTGTTAAATTAAGCGAGGTTAATGATTTTATCAGGTACGACAATCCAGAAACTAATGGTAAGCTAATTATTAATTCTGGAGATAATCCTTGTATTAATTTTACACAAGGATCGATTAGTACATTGTTTAACATCGATGAATATTCTATCGAAGCATTTCCGTTTGCTATTAAACGTGGAGACAAAACATTATTAGAATTTAATGCTTATGGATTAGTAACTAATAAAACTATCATTACGACAAATAACTATCGTAATTATGTTAAGCTTCCGCAATGGCGCAGTAATCAAGAAATGAATAAAGAAAATTATAATAAGTGGAACGAAGCTTATGCTTATATATACAATGGTTGGAATTACCAGCCAGTATTTATGTTAGTTCATAATGCATTCTTGCGTGGTTATAAACCATGGAATGATCCTAATGATGGTCCACCTTCAAACTTATCTGTATCATTTTTTAACTATTATGCTTGGGATAAAAATCATACAATTATTCAACGTTTAGAACTTAATCCATATGATTATAAATTTTATGTAAATGAAATTTATCGTCAAAGAAGAAAACATCATAGTAGTTATAATCATTTATGGTGGAATTGCGGAGAATATACAATAAAATGGCGTTAGATTTAAATACATTAAAAAATAACCTCAACGATTTAATCAATAGAATTAATAATTTAGAATCATCTGCTATTCATATCGATGGTTATTTAACGTCACTCGATATTAATGAAATGGCATATTCTACTAACGAAACGATTAAAAATTTAGATGTCGATACGATTATTGTTGATGAGAATATATATATTAACGATAACAGTATCGATAACACATCTATTAAGATTAATAAACATGATTTAGTTTTTAATGATACGTTAATATACGATAATAAAAAATTAAAATATGATAACGATATGTTGTTGCCTAAATTCGAAGAATATACTGGCGACTTAGTTAAAGGCGAATATTATATCGTTATTAAAGATACGATTAATAAACCATATCTTATTAATTATCATAGTAAAAATTTTATTTGCGACGATTTTAAAATAGAAAATAATAAAATCATCTGCGATAAACAGTATACTATAAGGAAGCGAGGTAACGCTAATGATTCAAATATTAAATAAAGATAACGTTACCTTAATCGATATTCAGAATAAGATATCTGAAATTCAAGATTATCTTGCCGAATCTAAAAATAGTATTATCGATCAAGTCGTCGATCTTTCTTTAGCGAATTATAAATTCCAAGATAATTATTATAAAAAAGATGTAGCATCTGATTATAATATTGATACGGTGTCTGCTGACACTGTTAAAGGGAATATAACTATCGATGAGAATAAAGTTATGATAGGTGGAAATATTCTTGCCGGTAATTCTTATAATAATAAAGAATTAATGACTGCCGGTGGTAATTCTTATCGATGGAATATATTATCATATAATAATTCAGCTATTAATTTAAATAATACTAACGAATTATTATTAGTATTAAGACAAGATACTAATGTATTTACTTCTTTTATACTAAATGAAGATGGTCGATATTCCGTAAACGGAATCGATATCGAAATTCTTGACGATATGTTGTTTATCGATCATTCTAATTTAGTTGCTATTTATTATCGTTAGAGGTATATAATCTGTGGAAAATTTATCATTAGATGCATTGAACGAAACGATTATGAATTTGTGTAATGATGTCGATGACATTATGACGAAATCAAAAGAAAAAGTTTCGGATTATCTAAAAACTAATGGCGTTACGAATGGTAATATAACATCAGAGTACATCCTTAAAAACAATACAATCGATACATTAAATGTTGACAATTTATTCGTAAAAGATCTACGAATAGGCGGTAAATCTTTTATTAAAAATAACATTATTACTTATGGTAATAATACGTTAGAATTAAATAACATTTTATTATCAAATGATAAGCAGGTGCTGTTTTCTGACGACACCTGCTTTACTTCTTGTTACGATGGAATTTACTCTGTATATTTATTAAAAGGTAAAGCTGAAATTGTCGTATCGGCTATGTATGGTAATAAGAATATAGGCGATATTATCATACCAGTATCGTTATTAAAAGAAGGCGAAAATGCTTTTAAAGGTGTTACCGTTATTAAAAATAACGACGAATGTTCTATAGTGCAGAATGACAATAAACTTACTTTTACTAATATTATTATGAGGTAACGCTAATGAAGCAATTTATCGAACAAGCTTCATTAAACGAAACGAGTATTAAATATCTTGTTTATAAATTGAACGAAGTCATTCGTGTCGTAAATAATAAACCCGATATTCATGATTTTGAATATTGGGCCGATACGATTAAACAATTCGAACAAGACGGAACTATTAATACTTATACCGATCTTCTTGAAGCTTTAAAAAAGAAGCCTGATTTTAATCAGGTTAGAGATACGGTACGAGATGAATTAATTAAATATGTCGATCAAGTTAATCAACGTATTTATCAACCAACTCTCGATCAACTATTAAGAGTAATCGGCGACGGTTTACAAGAATATATTAAACAACATGTCGACGATTATTTAGATAAAGCAACGAACGATTTACGCAATCGTTTATCTACCGAAATCATTCATTGGAACTAAGGAGATTTTTGAATGTCTAAAAAAATTGTTACCCGTGCATACTTCGGTCTTTATAACCCAGCTCGTAAAGGTTTGACTATCGATACAGATAATAATAATTCTGGTAGTCAACCAGCTGTCGATAATAAAGCTGTCGAAGACGTAACAAAACAAGCTACTGCTAACAAAGAAGCATCTGCTACTAATAAAGTATTGGCCGAAGCTAATAAAGCTGCCGTTGCTAAAGTAGCTGCTGATTTAGCTGCTAAACAAGCACAAGACGTTATTACATTCTTGAGCAAAGTTGAAGCAGCTGCTCAATACCAACCAAAAGGCGAATACGTAACCGATGCTAAAGTCGAAGAAAAAATTACGGAAGCACAAGGTAAAGCCGATCAAGCTGCCGATGCTAAATTCGCGACAAAAGCTGAACTCGAAACAGCTACTGGTGGCGTGTCTGCTCAAGATTTAAAAACATTAAAAGACGCGATCGATCTTTTAAAAGATAACCCAGATAGCATTGCTGAAATTGCTAAGAAAGCTGATAAAGATAAAGTATATGATAAAGATGCTATCGATAAGTTAATTAAAAAACTTAACGATAAAGATACTGATCTTGAAAAAGCTATTGCTAAAGCAGCTACTGCCGACGACGTAGTCAAAGCAGCAGAACTTACTGAAAAAGTTAAAGCTATTGTTGATTTAACTCCATTTGCTAAAGCTGCTGAAGTTGAAGCTACATATGCTAAAAAATCTGATTTGGCCGATAAAGCTGATAAAAATGCTGTTAATACTGAGCTTGCTAAAAAAGCAAATGCTAGCGATTTAACTTCGTTAGCTACAAAAGAAGAAGTAAAGGCGAAAGCCGATGCTACGGCTCTTGCTACAAAAGCTGACCAAACAGCTCTCGATAATGTTAAAGCCGAAGCCGATGCAAATAAGGCAGCTGTCGCTGCCGAAGCTGCGGCTCGTAAATCTGCCGATACGTTAAACGATGCTAAAGTTAAAGGCATTGCTGACGACGTATCTAAAATGAAAATCGATGCGGCTCAAGCTAAAGTAGAAAACGAAAAAGCATTAAGCCGCAAGGCGGATCAAGAAGCTGTTAATACAGCTCTCGAAGGTAAAGCTACCAAAGCCGAAGTTGCCGAAGCTAAACAAGCTGCTACCGATGCTGCAAAAGAAGCTGCTAAAGCAAATACTGCTCTTACAAGCAAAGCCGATGCTACTGCTCTCGAACCATTAGCAACTAAAGAAGCTTTAAAAGCAGCTAAAGAAGAATTAGCTCAAGCTGTCGAAGCTGTCAAAACTGCTGCGGCTGAAGCTAAAGCCGAAGCTAAGACTGGCGAGGCCGTAACCGAAGCCAAAGCTAAAGCTGCCGAAGCCGATGCTAAAGCTAAAGAAGTCGAAGCTGCTCTTGTTAATTACGTAACTAAAGCTGTGGCCGACGAAGCATATCAACCTAAAGGCGAATATGCTACTAAAGCTGAAGTACAAGCTATCGGTTCTTTAGATCCGACTACGCTTCAATCCTTAAAAGATCTAGCTCAACAATTAGCAGGTCACGCTGATTTAACAACTGTTCTCGATAAATTAAATAAAGTATTTACTAAAGACGAAGTTAATGCAAAACTTGCGATGAAAGCCGACGTAACTGCTCTTGCTGAATATGCAGAAAAAGCTGACGTCGAATCTAAACTTGGCGATAAAGCTGACAAAACTAAGGTAGCTGAAGATATTCAAGCTGCTAAAGATGTAGCAGATGCCGCTGTTCGTGAAGTCAATACGACTGCTCAACAAGCTAAAGCTAAAGCAACTGAGAACGCTGCAGGTATTGAAGAATTAAAAACTAAAGCTGATAAAGCTGTCGAAGATCTTGGCAAATTAACGACTAAAGTTAATGATCTTGCTCTTAACGGTGGCGCTGGTACAGGCGCTAGCCTGGATGCACAAGCTGTTGCTGACAAAGTTAAAGAAGTGGTCGACGGTATCGTCGCTCAAGAAAAATATATTAGCGAAGCTAAACTTAATCAAAAACTTGCTGATAAAGCTGATGTAAGTGCATTAACTGCTGTGCAAACAAAAGCCGATAAAGTCGCTTCTGATTTGTTAAGCAAAGCCGACGTAAGTGCTCTTGCCGATAAAGCTGATAAATCTGTATTTGAAGCTAAAGCAACAGAGCTCGATACGAAGCTAAATACTCTCGAAACAGCTACTGTTCCTAATTTAATCGATACTAAACTTACTGCTAAGTTAGCTGGATATCAAGAAAAAGGCGAATACGTTACTAAAGAAGCTGGCGATCGTGATTATCAACCTAAAGGTGAATACGCAACAGTCGAAAAACTTAACGAAGTAAAAGTTAAAGCTGAAGCTAACGAAGCCGCTATCGAAGGTCTCGATAAAGACAACTTAGTTCATACTGCCGATTTAACTACGTATGCTAAATCTGAAAAAGTAACAGAAGATATCGCAGCAGCCGTAGGTGGCTTAGGCGAAGTATATGTCGCAAAAGCCGATGCCGAAACTTTTGCGAAGAAAGCTGAAGTAACGACTGAAATCGGTGCAAAAGCTACTGAAATTAAAAAGTATGCTGACGATACATTCGCAACGAAACAACAACTTGATAATGCAACTATTGCTGCTGGCGGTTCTGGCTTGACTCAAACACAAGTCGAAGGTATTGTCGATAATAAACTCGGAACATTAAAAGATGCCGTTCAAACTATTGCTAATATCCAATCTGGTGTTAACGATAATAAATCTTCTGTTGAATCTATTCTTTCTGAATTGGCTAAAAAAGCTACGAAAGATGAAGTAGCTGGTAAAGTAGCGACTACCGATTTCGAAGATGCAAAACAAACGCTTAATACAGCTATTACGGCACAAGAAAATGCATTAGATGCTGCTAAGACTGCATTAGAAAAAGCTATTAATGACAAGTCTGAAGAAGCTGCTGCTGCTTATCAAACTAAAGTAGACTTTGCTACTTGGACTCGTGACGTATACGGTACTGAAATTGCTCGTATTAAAGATGATATGATGACAGCTCAAGAAACTGATGCTGCTATCGATGCTAAACTTGCGACTAACCTCGAAACTCTTAAAGGTATTTTCCAAGTTAAAGGTAATTATTTAACTCGTGAAGATTTAACTAATACTCTTAAAGATGGCTACATTACTAAGAATGAATCCGATCGTTTATATCAAGGCGTAGGCAACTATGCGACTATTGAATATGTCGACGATCAAATCGGTAAAAATAAAATTAAGATCGATGAAGTAAATACATCTATCGCAAATAAACTTGACGTAAGTGCTGCGACTAGTCTATATCAAACTAAAGGTGATTATGTATTACGTAGCGAACTCGATACATTAGCGACTACTCCGACTTTCACAAATGCTATTAATACAGCTATTGCAGGTAAAGGTTATCTCGATAAAGAAACGGCCGACGGCTACTATGCTCCTAAAGGTCAATACGTAACGACTGAAAATATCGAGGATGCAATTGCTACGAGTGCTGCCGTAACAGCTAAACAAGATGCTCTTACTTTTGGTTCTGGTTTATCTTATGATTCTAACACTAAAACATTAACAGCATCTGGCGTATCTGTCGACTTAAGTCCTTATACTCTTAAAACTGATGCAGTTCTTAAAACTGTATATGAAGCTAAAATTGCTGAACTCGAAACAAAAATTCAACAATTAACAGTTAAGTCTGGTGCAACTACTGATCGTCCTGCTGCTCCTGTAGCTGGCCAAATGTACTACGATACCGACTTAAATGCTCCGGTATTCTATAATGGTACCGAATGGAAACCTATGGTAGGTAGCGGTACTGGTGTTGCAGTCGAAGCCGACTAATTTAAATATATTATATAGCTATGTTTCCCGCCGTAATGGCGGGGGGTTTTTTTTGGGGGATAATTTAAAAATGGTGGAAGTTAAAAAA